AGCACCTGACGCGCAGACCGTTGACCTATCATTTGTCGTAGTGGGAACACCTACTGAGACATTCAGCTAAGAATTAACAATCGGGAGACAAAATGAAGTTACCAATAACAATTGAATACAACAACGGCGACCAAATCACTTACACGGCGGCACCGCCTGAATGGGTGAAGTGGGAAAAAAGCACTGGTCACACGATCAGTCAGGCGCAGGAAAAAATCGGAATTTCCGATTTGGTATTTCTTGCCTATCACGCCATGAAGCGCGAAGCAGCTGGTAAGCCAGTTAAGCCAATCGAAGCATGGACTGAAACAATTGCTGAAGTCATAGTCGGTGAAGCAAACCCAAAAGTTACGCCGTCGGAAGCCTCAGCAGAATAGTTTGGGAAGTAGCCCTGGCAACAGGGCTACCGCCAAGCGAATTTGAAAGTGCCGAAGACATTTTGACGGTCATTGAGATTTTGGAAAGGCGAGCAAATGGCAACTGACGGAATCAGTTATGACAAAGCAGAATTGCGCGCCGTTGTCCGATCTTTCAAGGCAATGGACGAAGAAGCGACGCAACAGGCGAAACAAGCAACGTCTGAATTGGCTGAATACGTCAAAGGCAAAATTGTTGACGCGGCTGGACGTACAAGGAACCTTTTAGATGATCGCGTTGCAGCAGGCGCAAAAGTTTCAAAGTCGTCAAAAATTGGCGAAATCAGTTTTGGTTTTGCAGGTCAAAAACTAAGCGGCGGCGGCACGACGCAACAACTATGGGGTGGCGCAGAATTTGGTTCCAATCGTTTGAAGCAATTTCCAGTTTGGTCAGGTCGTGAAGGTCGCGGGTCACGCGGCTGGTTTATCTATCCAACCCTTCGAAGTGCGCAACCTGAAATTGTAAAGCGTTGGGAAGAATCGTTTTCAAAAATAGTTAGGAAATACGACTAATGGCTGGCAGTCGCACCCTTAAACTTTCCATTCTTGGAGACGTTGACAACCTTAACAAATCGTTAAAAACTGCCAGTGCTGACGTTGATTCATTTGGCGACAAGGTTGGCAAGGTTGGCAAAATGGTTGGCGCAGCCTTCGTGGCAGCGGCAGCGGCGGCGGGTGCTTACGCAGTAAAAATTGGCGTGGACGGCGTAAAGGCTGCATTGGAAGATGAAAAAGCGCAGCGAATTCTTGCCCTTACTTTAGAAAACACAACAGGTGCAACAAAGGCACAAATTGCTGCCGTTGAAACCTACATAACAAAAACCGCGCTGGCAACGGGTGTCACTGATGATCAGCTGCGTCCAGCACTTTCGCGTTTAGTTAGATCAACGAAAGACACGGAAGAAGCACAAAAACTTTTGGGCTTAGCAATGGACATCAGTTCGGCGACGGGCAAACCGTTGGAAGCAATTGCCAATTCGTTAGGCAAGGCATACGACGGAAACACAAATGCATTGGGCAAATTAGGTTTGGGCATTGACCAATCCGTTTTGAAAACAAAAGATTTCAACAAAGTTTATGAGTCACTTCGAACATCATTTGCAGGATTTGCAGCGCAGGAAGCAAACACGTTTCAAGGTCGCTTAGATCGTTTGAATGTCGCGTTTGACGAAGCAAAAGAAACAGTCGGTTTTGCACTTTTGCCGGTGCTTGAAAAACTAATCAAATTCATCAACGACAATGCATTGCCCGTCATTGACGCATTGGCAAAAGGTTTCAGCCTTACAAGCAGCGACGGTTTTGGCAAAATAGTCAACGACGTTGCTGCAACAATCAAAGCAGTTGTCGAACCCGTTTTCACTGCATGGGTGGGCGTATTTGGAAAACTTAAAAAAGTTATTGAAGACAACAAAGAAAGTTTTCAAGCATTTTGGGACGTTATCAAATACGCTGCACCGTTAATTGGTAAAGCAATCGGAACAGCGGTTTCAGTCGTTGGCGACATTGCTGAAGTGGTTTTGACAGTTATTTCAAAAGTATTAGGTGCAATCAAACCATTGCTCAACACTGCCATTGACGGAATCAACGCAGTAATCAAGGGGTACAACGCAGTTCAATGGGGCAAGGACGTTCCCTACATTCCAAAAATTGGCAATGGTTCGGGTTCAACTAGCACGGGCGCGCTTGGCAATTTCAGCATGTCAACAGGTTCAACAATGAGCAGCAGCGGTGGCATTACCGCTGGCACTGGCAGCACTGGGACAAGCGGGGTCACGGGTGGTGGCAGCACTGGTTTGACGACGGGTGGTGGCAGCGCAACGGGTGGCGTTGCCACAGTTGCCAAAAAGGCGTCTGAAGCAATCACCAACATTGCAGGGGCATTTGATAATTTCACCAGTGGCACAACTAGCCTGGCAGGAATTGAAGCCGCTTCAAATAAAGCGTTTGCATTTGGCACTTCAGGCGTTAACACCAACACCCTTGCTGGAATCATGGCAGCGTCAAGTCCAACAATCAACGTGACGGTCAACGGTGCAATAGATAAGGAAGGCACTGCCCGCACAATCGTGGACACGTTGAACAATTCCTACTACCGCGGAACAGGCGGCGCAAGCAACCTGCAAATAGCATGACGCAATGGAATCCGATTTGGCTGGTTGAAATTGACGGCATCGAATACACCGACGCAGTTTTGGCAAATCTGACCATTCGAAGCGGTCGAACAAACATTTATGAGCAGGCGCAAGCGGGTTATGTCAATCTTCAATTGCTGGACGTCTCGCAAACCGCCGTGCCAGTTTCGATCAACTCAACAATAGGCGTTTCGGTCAAAGATACGACAGGCACATTTGTTGCAATTTTTGGTGGCAACGTTGTGGACATTGGGTTGGAAGTGCGTGACGTAGGTTCGACCATGTTCACACAGACTTATTCGATCACCGCATTGGGCGCATTAGCGCGTTTGCCAAAGTTTATTTTTACGGATTCGCTTGCACGGGATTTTGACGGCGATCAAATTTTTGAAGTTTTGTCACAAGTTTTGTTTCAAACATGGGCAGAAGTGCCAGGGGCGTTGACCTGGGCAACTTATGACCCGACAACAACGTGGGCAAACGCGGGAAATACGGGCATTGGTGAAATTGACCGCCCAGGCAATTATGACCTTTCAGCGCGCGGTGGGGGTCTTGACCCTATTGACGCATACAGTTTAGTTTCAGCCCTTGCGACTTCAGGGCTGGGATACATTTATGAAGACGCCCAGGGGCGCATTAGTTATGCCGATTCGACCCACCGAACGACTTATCTTTCCGCAAATGGTTATGTTGATCTCGACGCGAATCAAGCCCGTGCCGCAGGCTTGCGCATTGAAACCCGCGTAGGTGACGTTCGAAATGCAATAACGATCAAATACGGTGCAAGTTCACAAAATGACGTTAGTGCAAGTGAACCAAATTCGATCAGTCAATTTGGAAATCTTGCACAAATTATCACGACAACATTGCATGATTCAGCTGACGCCACCGCCCAGGCAAATTTCTATTTATCACTACGCGCCCAACCCCAGCCAATTTTTAGCGAAATCACTTTTGATCTGACAAACCCTGAACTGGACAATTCTGACCGTGACAATTTAATTGGCATTTTTATGGGCGAAGCAATAGCCCTGAATAATCTGCCGTTAAACATGGCTTCAGGTACGTTCCAGGGCTTCGTCGAAGGCTGGTCGTTCCAAGCGTCATACAACCAACTTTCAGTGACATTGTTATTGTCACCGTTGGCGTACTCACTTCAGGCAATGCGCTGGAACGACGTTCCGATCACCGAACGTTGGAATAGCGTGTCGCCGACTTTAGATTGGGAACATGCCACAATAGTGGCTTAACGAAAGGGAAAACATGGCAAATCCAACAACCAATTTCGGGTGGGTCATGCCCACTTCAACAGATTTGGTCACTGACTTACCAGCTGATTTTGCAGTTTTTGGTCAAGCCGTTGACACTTCAATGGCTGACCTGAAAGGTGGAACAACAGGTCAGATTCTTTCAAAGGCGACAAACGCCGACATGGATTTCACTTGGGTCACAAATGACGTTGGTGACATCACTGCCGTGACTGCTGGAACAGGTATTTCAGGCGGCGGCACAACAGGCGCGGTCACAATCACAAACGACATGGCAACAACAATCACTACAAATGGTGACTTAATTTACGGAACAGGTTCAGGCACATACACCCGACGTGGTATTGGTTCAACTGGTCAGGTTTTGACAGTAAGTGGTGGCGTGCCAACATGGTCAACGCCGTCAAGCGGCACACCAGCATTTGTCGGTTGCATTGCTTATGGTGCGGTGAATCTTTCATTTGGCACGACTGCAACAGTTCTTGGAAGTTTAACAACCGAAATCGTGGACACAAACAATTTTCACAGTACGTCAGTGAATACGGAAAGAATGACAATTCCAACTGGTTATGACGGAAAGTATTTGTTGCAGCTTGACACAAACTTGGCAAGCACTGCCAGCATGCAGAACATTTATCTTCGCGCCCGCAAAAATGGGTCGAACATTACTGAAGGCTTGACCAGTGGCAATTTGGCTTCATTTTTAACAGGTCAGCCACAAGACGGACACTTCAATGTTTCCTTATTGGTCACCGCAGTTGCAAACGATTATTTTGACTTTACCTTGCAAACTGGTGCGTCATCTTCCACCACCGACAAAGTTCGTTATTCAATCACTTATTTGGGGGCATAATCATGGAACACAAATTTGTCATTCCTTCAAAATTACTTATGACTGACGTTTTCAGAAATGAAACAGGTTGGGAATTGTTTATTTTGGGCGAAGATTTAATCGTTTCAGGCGACTGCACTAGAAAAGAAGCCGAAGTGGCATTGGCTGCGCATAACCCAACACCACCAGCACCACCAACAGTTGCTGAAAAACTTGCTTCGGTAGGACTTTCAATTGACGACTTAAAGGCGGCGTTGGGTGTCTAGTTATCTGCAAGGTACAAATGCCAGGTTGATTGAAGTCGCAGCAGCTGAAATTGGCACAATCGAAGAAGGCGACAACCTGACAAAGTACGGCAAATTTACAAAAGCAGACGGTTTGCCCTGGTGCGGTTCTTTTGTCAATTGGTGCGCAGCGCAGGCAGGCGTCAAAATTCATTCAGTTGTTGGCACTGCCGTTGGCGCACATAAATTTAAAGAGATCAACCGCTGGTCAACCATGCCGCAATTGGGTTATTTGGCTTTCATGGATTTTCCACATGACGGCGTTGATCGCATTTCACACATTGGCATTGTTGTCGGACTAATTGACACAAAGACTTGTTTGACAATTGAAGGCAACACCAGCGGGACAGGTGACCAACGCAATGGC